TAGACCTCACGGAGATCGTGGAGGAGGCGTTTGAGCGTGCCGGTTCGGAGTTGCGCACCGGTTATGACCTGAAAACAGCCCGTCGGTCGCTGAATTTGCTATTTGCGGACTGGGCAAACCGTGGTGTCAACATGTGGACATTTGAGCAGGGGACGATTCCCCTGACTCAAGGACTGAATACTTATCCAATCCCAGTGGATACTGTAGATTTGCTGGATCATGTGATCCGAACACAGGCCAATGACCAAGCCACACAGGCAGATTTGACAATCACACGCATCAGCATCTCGACCTACGCCACACTTCCCAACAAATTGACCCAAGCCAGACCCATTCAGGTCTGGTATCAGCGGTTGGATGGACAAGTCACCCCCACGGCCAACTACTTGGCCACCAGCATCACCTCAACTGACACCACCATCACCCTTTCTAACACTACGGGTTTACCCGCAATCGGGTACATCAACCTTGATTCAGAGACCATCTTTTACAACTACATTGATGGCAACACGTTGAGCAACTGTTTCCGTGGACAAAACGGCACAACCGCAGCTTCTCACACCGCCGGTACATCCACCCTTGCTTACATCAACAACACCCCCCGCGTGACTGTCTGGCCAACGCCAGATGGGTCGCAGCCTTACCAGTTTGTGTACTGGCGCATGCGCCGGGTGCAGGATGCGGGCAACGGCGTCAACGTCATGGACGTGCCCTTCCGGTTTGTGCCTTGCATGGTGGCGGGGCTGGCTTATTACATCGCGCTCAAAGTGCCTGATGGGCTGACCCGGTTGCCAATCCTGAAGCAACAGTACGACGAGGCTTGGATGACGGCAGCGGATGAGGATCAGGAACGCGCCGCGCTTAGGTTGGTTCCCCGGCAGATGTTCCTTGGGAGTTCTACCTAATGGGTAACCGGTTTTCCTCTGGCAAGAACTCGATTGCCGAGTGCGACCGGTGCGGCTTTCGCTTCAAGTTGACGGCGCTTCAGAAGCTGGTTGTCAAGACCAAGACCTACGACTTGAAAGTCTGCCCCCAGTGCTGGGACCCAGACCATCCACAACTTCAGTTGGGTATGTACCCAGTGGATGATCCCCAAGGGGTGCGCGATCCACGGCCTGACTTGAGCTACCGGGTCTCTGGGCGTACAGGTTTGCAGATTGTCCTGACCAACAGCCCGAACGTGGACGCGCAAGGTGTGGTGAGTGGGGGCAGTAGGATATTCCAGTGGGGTTGGAACCCCGTTGGTGGAGCGGCGTTTTTTGATTCAGCGTTGACACCAAACAATTTGGTTTCTGCGGTGGAATTGGGTACAGTTACAGTTGCAACGACATAAGGAGTCGATGATGGCTAAAAAGGAAATGCACTCTGAAAAGGGTGAAATGAAAGCAGATGTGGCTCAAGACAAAGCCATGATTAAAAAGGCTTTCAGGATGCACGACCAGCAAGAACACAAGGGCGGTAAAGGCACGAACCTTGCCAAACTTAAAAAAGGCGGCGTGACTTCCATGGAAATGAAGAAGTACGGTCGCAACATGGCTCGTGCAATGAACCAGCGTTCCACTGGTCGTGGAGGTTAATCATGGCTACAAACCAACCTAAATCAGCGGCAGCTTCAGTGTTAAAGCCTGAAGACAACAAGGCATACTTGCGCGACGCAAATGTCTCTGTGGCTAACGTACACAGCAACGACTATAAACCCACCAAAACTGACGGTATCAAAATCCGTGGAACTGGCGCGGCTACCAAAGGCATCATGGCACGGGGGCCAATGGCGTGAATTACACCGATCTTGTAAATGCGGTAACAAACTATACGGAGAATACCGTAGAGACGTCTGTGATGAATACGTTCATCACTCAGGCGGAGCAACGCATTTACAACACGGTTCAATTCCCATCATTGCGTAAAAATGTTACGGGTACAGTTACGCTTGGAAATAAATACTTGTCATGCCCTGAAGATTTCCTAGCTACATATTCAATAGCTGTGATTGATGCGGATGGCAACTACGAGTATTTGTTGAACAAGGATGTCAACTTTATCCGTCAAGCGTACCCAAACACTGGCACAGCTTATTATGGTTTGCCAAAGTACTATGCGCTTTTTGGACCATCCGTTAGTGGCTCAACCATATCAAACGAGTTGACCTTCATTCTTGGCCCCACACCAGACGCCGTATACAGCGTAGAGCTGCATTACTACTATTACCCAGAATCCATCACAACTGCTTCATCTGGTCAGACATGGCTGGGCGACAATCTTGATTCTGTGTTGTTGTATGGCACTTTGGTGGAAGCTTACACCTACATGAAAGGTGAAGCTGACATGATGGCGTTGTACGACGGCAAGTACAAGGAAGCTCTTGCACTGGCTACCCGTATGGGCGATGGCTTGGAGCGTAGTGATGCGTACCGTAGTGGACAGTTCCGTGCAGCGCCTTTACCTCAGAATCGTGGAGTGCGTTGATGGCGTTCACGGGAAACTACACCTGCAACGTGTTCCGTACAGGGCTGCTAAACGGCAGCTTTAACTTCACGTCTGGCACGTTTTACATTGCGCTCTATACCAATGCAGCCACGCTTGATGCCACTACCACGGCTTATACGGCTACGGGCGAGGTTGTGGCTTCTGGGTATACCGCTGGCGGGAATGTTCTTACGATTTCTCAAACGCCTACGGTAGGCAACACAGGCACGACTGCGTACATTTCTTTTAATAACGCTGTTTGGACTTCTGCGTTGACTGCGCGTGGGGCTTTGATTTACCAACCCGGAGCCAATGGTGCAGTGTGTGTTCTGGACTTCGGTTCAGATAAAACATCGACCACAACTTTCACGGTGCAGTTCCCGGCTGCTACCAACACATCAGCAATCATAAGGATCGCGTAATGGTAACCACAACCAAAGGTGAAATGGACGAAGCTCTTCTTGAAAAGAAAGAGGGCGTAGTAGACAACGAAAATGAATACACCACTTGGGTGGAGTATTGGCTGGATGGTGAACTTGTCCATCGTTCCGCACATGTGACTTTGAAAAAAATGCCCGGCTTTGCGGGCGGTGAAGCAGCTTCAATCGGTTAAGGAGAATTCAAATGGCAAACACCCAATCAATGTGTACTTCTTTCATGAGCGAGTTGATGTATGGCTATCACCAGTTCGGTGCGCCTACACTAACTTCTCGTGGTAGCTTGACCGCACCCACCAACGATACCTTCAAAGGTGCGTTGTATGTCACAACTGCAACCATCAATGCAGCCACAACCGCATACAGCGCAACCAACGAAGTGACCGGTACAAACTACAGCGCCGGTGGTGTGACTGTGACCAATGCCACTGCTCCAACTTTTACAAACACATCGTCCACGGCTGGTACAGCGTATTGGACTCCCTCTGCATCGCTCACGTACACCAACGTGACTTTGACAACGGCGTTTGATACCGTGTTGATCTACAACTCAACGCAGGGTAACCGTGCGGTAAGTGTCCATACGTTTGGTTCACAAACCATCACTGCTGGAACGTTTACTTTGACGATGCCATCAAATACCACGACGACCGCTCTGTTGCGATTTGCAACAACCTAAGCGGAGGCGGCGTAAGCCGTAAACCATGTTTGGTATATCCGCATTTTCGCAAGCACCGTTTTCATCGCTCGGTGATGTAACGGTTGTTGTCGCTCTAACAGGCGTATCTGCGACTGGTAATGTCGGAACCCAAACACCAAACATAACTGTCGCTCTGACGGGCGTATCAGCAGCAGGTAATGTAGGAACCGTTACACCTTCAAGTACAGTCCCGGAAACTGGAGATGCAGCGTCAGGTTCAGTTGGCACAGTATCGCCAACACTGACGGTTGCTTTATCTGGGGTCACTGCGTCAGGTAATGTTGGGACAATCACTCCGTCAAATACTGATGCTGAGACTGGAGATGCTGCTTCTGGCTTCGTAGGCACAGTTACCGCAACACGTACGGTTGCTCTATCTGGGGTATTTGCTTCAGGCTCGGTTGGCACAGTTAGCCGTGGTGAAACGCAGATTGCTGTTTCTGGCGTAGTCGCTTCTGGCGCAGTTGGTACAGTTGTTTACACAAAATCAGAATCTGGAACAGGGGATGCTGCTACGGGTTCGGTTGGCTCGATTTCACCGGCCACATCCGTTGCATTGACAGGTGTTCTTAGCGCTGGTTCGGTTGGTACAGTCAGTCGAGGCGAAACACAGATTGCTCTATCTGGTGTAGCTGCTTCAGGCTCCGTAGGCACAGTTGCTCCCACAAACACAAACACCCTCAGCGGTGTAGCGGCATCCGGGAATGTGGGCAGTGTTTCTCGTGGCGAGACACAGATTGCTTTGTCCGGGGTCACATCCTCGGGATCGGTTGGGACTGTATCGCCTTCCAGCGTTGAACCGGAAACCGGGGATCAAGCCACAGGTTTTGTGGGCAGTGTGTCACCCACCACCACGGTCGCCTTATCTGGTGTGTCCGCCTCTGGATCGGTTGGTGACGTTACCTTTGTTCAGGTAGCCCCGTTAACTGGAACGCAAGCCGCAGGCTCGGTCGGGTCTGCGGGACCAAATATCACGGTGGCTCTGTCTGGTGTGTCGGCAACCGGCTCCACAGGGATTGTCTTCCCAGTTTATTGGAAGCTGATTGATGATAGCCAAACGGCTGATTGGCAAAACATCTCTGATACGCAGAACTCCGGCTGGGTTTTGGTAGATGACAGTCAAACAGCAAACTGGCAAAATGTTGCAGATGCACAGCCCTCTTCTTGGGTTTTGGTGGATGACTCAGAAACTGCTGATTGGGAACTAATAGAAACGGCGTAAAGGAAGAAAATGGCACTTGTTCTTGCTGATCGCGTCAAGGAAACCACCACTACAACTGGTACGGGTACGGTGACGCTTGCTGGAGCAGCTACTGGGTTTCAGTCTTTTGCTGTGGTTGGGAATGGCAATACAACGTATTACACAATAGCAGGACAAGGCACATCGGAGTGGGAAGTTGGGATCGGGACGTACACATCGGCTGGCACAACGCTGGCTCGGACAACTGTGCTGGCCTCCAGTAACTCAGGCAGTCTGGTCAACTTCAGCGCAGGGACAAAGGATGTGTTTGTAACCTACCCGGCGGGGCGGTCGGTGATTGGGAGCCAAGGCTATGTAGAAAATGCCAACACGGTTGCCACCAGCGCCAGCATTAACACGGGGAATAATGCAATAAGTGCAGGGCCTGTGTCGGTAAATTCAGGCGTGACAATCACCGTTCCAACCGGCTCAGTCTGGACTGTTGTGTGATAAACCAATAGAATTCAACAAGGAGTTTAAACGTGCCATCCTCATACACATCACTGTTAGGGTTTGTACAGCCCGTAACCGGGGAACTCACAAATACGTGGGGGTCTACGGTTAACTCTCAGCTGACTCAGCTGGTTGAAGATGCTATTGCTCAATACTCCACAGCAAGCGTAACCTCTGGTGACTGGACACTGACAACCACGGCTGCTGGAGCGCAAAACCAAGCCCGTACAGCCATTCTGATTGCCACAGGCGCTCCCGGCACAACCCGGTACATCTACGCCCCGCAGTTGAGCAAAACCTACGTGGTCATCAACAACTGCACAGACCAGAGTTCTGTCTGGGTTCGTGGCGGTACATCCAGTTCATATACCACCGGTGTAGAGATCGAGGCTGCTGGCTCTGCGCTGGTAGCTTGGGACTCTACAGTCAATGACTTTGTAAAAATCGCAGGTGGCGGTGGTGGTGTTGCTGGGCTGGCTGCTGGGCCAGTCGTTGATGGATCTGCTGGAGGTGTCGCTGTCGATGGCGGTGGCGATCGTGCCGGAGGGGCTGCCGGCGGTGATCACCGTGACCCTGGCGATCGGCACCCAGCGCATGGTGCGCCGCGCCGCCCTGATCCGCCGCCTGCCGGCGGTGGAGGGCCTGGGCTCGGTGACCGTGATCTGCTCCGACAAGACCGGCACCCTCACCCAAAACCGCATGGCGGTGGAGGAGCTGTGGCTGCCCGAGCCCTGCGAAGGCCAGCATCGGCTGATGCTGCTGGCCGCCAGCCTCTGCTCCAATGCCCGCCTGGAGCAGGACAACACCGGCCCCGAACCCTGGCGCGCCAGCGGCGATCCCACCGAAACCGCCCTGCTGCTGGCCGCCGCCGGAGCCGGCCTGATCCACGGCGAACAACAACGCCGCTTCCCGCGCCGCCGCGAGTTGCCGTTCGACT